TACCAACTGAATGGATTGATTACGTAAAACAAACGACTAACATATCAGTAAGTAAACAAGTACAAGCAACACTAAAAGAAAAAGGTATTGATTCAATTTACCGACCAATCAATGCAGTTATTCCAAGTTATTACGCAAACGTTACAAATGGTGACAATCTATTTTGGTATTATGGAAATGCGCCTGAATTTTACGGATTAAATTTGATTAATGAAATAGAACAAAGGTTATCAATTCCAATTATTCGAATAGGTTATAATGAGTTGAACAAAACCGAACTAATAAACGTTTACAAACAATGCTTTTTAAACCTTAGATTAACACCGCATGACGGTTGTCCGAATACGAATATAGAAATGGGTTTAATGGGTCGCAAGTCAATTTATAACGGCGATTTACCTTGTTCAATTAATTGGGATTCAATCGATAGCATTTGCAACACAATTGAAACTGAATATCAAAATAGAAAGAACGACAATACAAATATTTCAGAACAATTTATTAATTTTACCAAATATGAAAGAATGCCCAAGATGTTTATTTGATGAATCAATAGCAGAAATTGGTTCTACTCAATGTGAATACTGCGACTTGCACGACCAATTAGAAGCACAAGCAAACCCAAGCGATTTGATGCCGTTACTTGACAAAGTACGCAACAACAAAAAGTACGATTGTATAATGGGGATTAGTGGTGGCGTTGATAGTTCGTTATTGCTTTACCTTGCTGTTAAGAAGTGGAATTTAAAACCTCTTGTTATTCACTTTGACAATCACTACAATGTGCCACAAGCAACGCACAATATGAGCCAGTTAATTAAGTTACTCAACGTTGATGCGATTACTTACAATGTAAATAAGTTGGAGTACGACACGTTAAACGATGCTTTTATTCAAGCTGGTTTACCTGATGCTGACATTCCTAACGATATTGCAATGACTAAGTTAATGTACGACACCGCTTATAAATACGGTATCAAATACATTCTTAACGGTCACGATTTCAGAACGGAAGGAAGCACCCCAAAAGGTTGGACTTATATGGATGCAAAGTATATTCGTTCGGTTTACAAATGGCATACGAATAAGGAGTTAACAAACTATCCTTTGTTCACGTTTAAAGACCAATTGTTCTACGCTTTGATTGGAATTAAAAACATTCGACCGTTTCATTATATCAAAGAACGTGAAGCATTAGAAAACGAAATGAAAGCGTTTATTTCGTGGCAAGACTACGGAGGTAAGCACTGCGAGAATGTTTATACTGAATTTGTCGGTGGTCACTTACTACCAACTAAATTTGGAATAGATAAAAGAATTGTGTACCTTTCGGCAAAAGTTAGAAGCGAGAAACTAACTAAGAATGAAGCTAAGCGTATTTTTGAAGTAGCGCACTATTGGGATAAGCAAAAGTTAGACATTGTAATTCCTAAGACTAAAATGGAACGAAACGAATTTGAAAGATACGATTTCAAGAAATACAGATTATTAATGTGGGTACTTGCGAAAATGAAAGTAGTACCTTATACGTTTTATATTAAATATTGTAAGTAATGGAAAATCAAAAACAAGACGGATTAGACGGTGTAATGTCGGCTATCGTTGTAATCGTGGCAATTATTGGAATGATAATCACTTTTAGTTTGTTGTAATGGCTAAGACTCAAGAAGTTGTTGACGAATTAGAAGACTTATCTTGGGATTATGTTTTAGAATGTTTATCTAATACAAAACCAACACTTTCTAATAAGGGAGAAGTTGTGGATGTTCCAGATAGACACATTCCCACTATTGATTATTTTTTGAGAATTTGGATTCCAATGAAGAAAGGAATGGTGCTTTTAGAAAGACGAAGTTGGTATAGATGGCTTAATGAAGAAAGTGAAAAAAGTCACACTATAAAAAACATGGATGATAAATTCCAAGCGTTAGGAAAGGATATTGTAGCGAATGAAGGTAAAGGAATATTCTATGCAAAGAATAAATTTGGAATGCACGACCGACAACAAGTTGAAACAAAAGTTGTAGAAAGATTCGATTTCGATGTCTAATGTCAACAATCAAAGGTTATAAACCACACTCTACTCAACGATTAATACATAACTCTATTAACAATGAGCCGTTTAAGTATTACGTCTTAAATATTGGTAGGCAGTTTGGTAAATCAATGCTCGGTATTAACCAAATGTTGTACTGGTCAATCAATCACAAAGGGTGTTCTATTGCGTGGGTTACTCCCGTTTATAAGCAATCAAAGAAAGTGTTTAGTGACTTTGAGAAATACACACAAAACAGCGGTATATTCAGCTACAATAAATCTGAATTACTTATCCAAGGATTAGGAAGTACAATTCAATTTTTTAGTGGTGAACGACCTGACAATATAAGGGGTAATACGTTTGACTTTCTTATAGTTGACGAAATGGCATTTACAAGGCGTGAACTTTGGGATGAGGTACTTAGTGCAACGGTATTAGTGAAAGGCAAAAAGGTGTTGTTTATATCAACTCCAAAAGGTAAGAATCACTTTCATAGCTTATTTATGCAGTGCAATTATGACGACCGTTACAAGTCGTTTAGTTTTACTTCGTATGATAATCCAATGATTGACCCACGTGAGATTGACGAGCGTAAACGGTCACTACCTGACCACGTATTTAGACAATAATACTTAGCAGAATTTATTGATGGTGGTACTGGTATATTCAGAAACGTTCGTGAATGTATTGGAGTTGGTGCAAGTGGTAAAAACTACGGTGGTTTAGATATTGGTAGAGCGGATGACTACACGGTTTTAACAGTAATTAACGAACGCAAAGAAATGGTATTTTGTGAACGATGGAGGCAAACAGAATGGAGTACGATAATTGATAAGGTAGCTGAAAAGATTGTTAAGTACAATTGTATGACTGCTGTTGAGGTAAATAACCAAGGCGATGTATTTTACGAACTACTCGAAAAGAAATGCCGTAACTTAGTTTTTCCACACGTCACAAGTTCAGCAAGTAAACCGATAATGATTGAAGATTTGGCGGTTGCATTTGAGAATAAGGAAATCAAAGTTTTAAACATAGATTGGTTAATTGACGAATTAGAAAACTTCACTTACATCTACAATCCAAACACTCGAAAGGTGCAATATTCAGCACCACAAGGAATGCACGATGATAGCGTAATTTCACTATCTTTGGCGAACCAATCACACAAGACGAAACGTACAAAAGGACAATACTACATTGCAAGAATATGAGAATAGACCAACTAGCCAAATGGCAGAACTTAGTAACAGCAGACGTAAAACTTGATGAGTTACTAGATAACTTAGAATTTAGAGCTAAGGTTGTTTCTATCTTTCGTGACGAAATGTTATCTAAGGTTAGGAAATCACACGTTGAAGATGTACTAAGGATTTCAAATCATTACATTGATTTGCTTTCGACTTACAAGAAATCCGATCCAACAGAACGAATTGAAATACAAGGTAAGGTTTACACATTTAGCACCAACAGACAACACTGGTCAACAGGTCAAATTATTGACTTAAAAAATATGAGTAAGTCAGAACTACTAAACGAACCACAAAAGCTGTTAGCTATCTTCTATGTTGAGGAGGGGCTTGAATACTGTCAAGAGGAAAAAGGCAAAGTAATAAATCCAAACAGCGAACGAGAAGAATTATTTAGATTACATTTCCCGTGGCAAGAATATCTAAATTTTCAAGGTTTTTTTTTGCTCAACTTAGACAAGCGGAAGCTGGCTATAATGGGAGTGAAGACAGCGAGAGCGATAGCGACAATGAGGATGCAACAGAAAGAAATGAGTGGTACTTATGGACAAAGATTGTGGTACAAGTTGCGGAAGATATGCGGATTTCAATCAAAGAAGTAACAAAACAGCCGTATGTTACAACTTTGTTTTGGTTGCATTTTTTTAACGAGAAACGAAAAGAACAATTGAATGAAAACGTTTGATGACTTAGGGATAATAGCAAGCAATGAGCCGTTAAGCGACTACGAGAAATTGGTTACTACAATAGGTCAATTGGTTACAGACGAACTATCTGACTACGTTAGAAAGAACGTTCACAATTTAGGAGGTTTGGCGCAATCAGTTGTTTATTTTCCTACGGGTTCGCTATCATTTGAAGTTAGAGCGGATTTTTATTATAAATTCCAAGACCAAGGAGTTGACGGTTTATCTAATTCGCAAGGTTCGATTTATAAATTCAAAACGCCAACAGTAAGTCCTAATATGGCAAAAGCTATCCAACAAGCGTACGGTGTTGAAATCGGTCACGCTTACGGGATAAGTTACAACATCAAACAAAAAGGTATTAAACCCCGTAATATTACAGCAAACGTAATCAACGAAACGCTACTAAATGACATCGCAAAGCTGTTAGAAGATATGACTGGTTTGCAGTTTGAAGCAAAATTTAATAAATTAGCAAAATGAGTGTACTATTTATATCTGAGCCTCAGCCGTTCAGCCCCGTTTATAACCCTTTAAATTTCGTTTTCTACTCGTTAGACCACGGAACGGAAGCGGATTTCAAGTATATTGTTGATGTAGAAGTTAACGGTGTATTCGTTTCACAACACGAAGTTTACAATACGAATGTAGGTCAAGCAAGGTTTGATTGTAGCGAGGTTGTAAAGGCACGCTTAACAAGTTCAATACTTGCTTTGAGTGAAATTACAACGGATTATTTTAATTCAATTTGCGAATATCAAATAACAGTTACCGAGTATTATACGGGTGCAACACACGACACAGCAACAAGTACAGAATTAAGAGCGTTTAACGGTTCATTAAGAACTGACGTTTGGTTAAGTTGGGATTGGAACGATTATACTTTGAATAGTGATGGAACTAATTTTAAAAACTTTTTAACAGATTTCCCAAGGAGTGAGAAAATGTTTGTTAGGAGTACAGATAGTTGTTATCTCGGAATGATGACAAACAACAACATTACTGGTGTAAATGTTTATTTATACGATATTAGTGGGAATGAAATAACCAACACATCTTTACCTATTGCTTTCGGTTCAAATCTGTTTGTTATCAATCCAAATGTAGCTTTGATTGAAGAATTAACGGGTATTTCGTTTGATAACTGTTACTATTATGAAGTCTTTATAGCTGGTCTTTTAAGCACGTCCGAAACATTCAGATTCTACATTGATAGAGAATGCGAACGCTATCCAAGTGTTAGACTTGTTTGGCTAAATAAATACGGTGTTTGGGATGCTTATACATTCAAATTAGATTCGATTAGTGAAAGCGATATACAGACTATAATGCACGAATCAACACTAGGTCAATGGTCGGATAGTGGTTATAATTATGCAATTGCTAACGGTCAACACTTAACGCATTTGAAAGAAGTTACTGATAGGTTAATTCTAAATAGTGATTGGATAAAACCTGCAGTACAGAATTGGCTTGT